GCTCTTCCGATCTGCATCTCGCGCGGCTGCGCCTGCAGCGCATGAAGGGCGAACTCGTCGATCGCGCTCGCGCGACCGCGCTGGTGTTCCGGTTGGCGCGCGAGGAACGGGATTCCTGGCTCAACTGGCCGGCGCGGGTCTCGGCCCTGATTGCGGCTGACCTCGGCGTGGAAGCGCACTTGGTCCAGAAGCTGATTGAGACGCATGTCCGAGGCCACCTCGCCGAGCTCGCCGAGATTCGAGCCGAGCTTCGGTGATCTGTTCACGTTTGAAGGCGCGGATGAACTCAGCCAGGCGTGGCGCGACGGGCTTTTGCCCGACTCCGCGCTGACGGTCTCCGAATGGGCCGATCGGCATCGGGTGCTGAGCCCGCGAGCATCCGCGGAGCCCGGGCGCTACCGCACCGATCGCACGCCCTACATGCGGGCGATCATCGATGCGCTGTCACCAACACATCCGGCGCGCCGCATCGTGGTGATGAAGTCGGCGCAGGTCGGCTTCACCGAGGGCGGCAACAACTGGATCGGATACGTCATCCATCATGCGCCTGGGCCGATGCTCGCGGTGCAGCCGACTGTCGAGCTTGCGAAACGCTTCTCGCGCCAACGCATCGATCCGCTGGTCAGCGAGAGTCCAGCGCTGCGGGAGCGCGTCAAGCCGGCGCGTTCGCGCGACGCCGGCAACACGGTGTTGTCGAAGGAGTTTCCAGCGGGGCTGCTCGTCATCACCGGGGCGAACAGCGCGGTGGGCCTGCGGTCCATGCCGGCGCGCTACCTGTTCCTCGATGAAGTCGACGCATATCCACCCTCCGCGGATGAAGAGGGCGATCCGGTTGCGTTGGCCGAGGCGCGGACGCGCACATTCTCGTGGCGCTCCAAGATCCTGCTCGGCTCAACGCCGACCATCCACGGCCTGTCGCGGATAGAGCGCGAGTACGAGGCGTCCGATCAGCGGCGCTATTTCGTGCCGTGTCCGCATTGCGGCGAGCTGCAGTGGCTCAAATTCGAGAGGCTGCGATGGGAGAAAGGGCAACCCGAGAGTGCACATTATGAGTGCGTGGCCTGTGACGGCCGGATCGAAGAGCATCACAAGACGGCCATGCTCGAGGCCGGGCAGTGGCGCCCGACCGCGGAAGCCCACGATCCCGGCACGATCGGGTTTCATATCTCGGCGCTCTATTCGCCAGTCGGTTGGTTCTCCTGGGAGAACATCGCCCGGCTGTGGGAGTCGGCGACCACCGACGAGGCCAAGCGCAGCTTCAAGAACAGCGTCCTCGGCGAGACGTGGATCGAGACCGGCGAAGCGCCGGACTGGCAGCGGCTCTATGAGCGCCGCGAGTCCTGGCAGATTGGCACAGTGCCAGGCGGAGGCCTGTTCCTGACGGCGGGCGCTGACGTCCAGAAGGATCGCATTGAGGTCGACGTCTGGGCCTGGGGCCGTGGTCTCGAAAGCTGGCTCGTCGATCACATCGTGGTCGAAGGCGGACCCGAGCAGACCGGGACCTGGGAAGAGCTCGCGGGCCTGCTCAATCGGACCTGGCTGCACGCCCACGGCACGCGAATCGGTATCGCGAAGTTTGCAATCGATACCGGCTACGAGGCGCCTGCCGTCTACGCCTGGGCTCGCCGGGTTGGCCACGCCCAGGTCGCGCCGATCAAGGGCGTCGAGGGATTCAATCGCGCGGCGCCGGTGATCGGTCCGACGCACGTCGACGTCACCGAAGGCGGCAAGAAGCTTCGCCGCGGCGCACGACTGTGGACGATCGCGGTCGCGACGTTCAAGAGCGAGACGTATCGCTACCTGCGTTTGTCGACGCCGACCGATGAGGAGATCACAGCAGGCGCGAAGTTTCCCGCGGGCTACGTTCACCTGCCGCGCGGCACCGAGGCCGAGTGGATCAAACAGCTCGTTGCCGAGCAGCTCGTCACGGTGAAGACGAAGCGCGGCTTCACGCGGCTCGAATGGCAAAAACTGCGCGAGCGCAACGAAGCACTCGACTGCCGGGTTTACGCGCGCGCTGCGGCCTGGATCGCCGGCGCCGACCGCTGGACCGAAGCCATGTGGCGCGACTTGGAGAGCCAGGTCGGCCTCCCGGAGGAGGTCGAGAATGACCAATCGCCCGATCCGCAATCGGTAGCCGACAGCATCGCCGGGGTCATCCGGCGCCGGCCGGAGCGCCGTGCCCGGCGCGTGTTTCGATCGAGCTACCTGAGCTGAATCCATGACCCTCGAAGAGATGACGGCGCAGCGCGATTTGCTGCTCGCTGCGCGCTTCCGCGGCGTGCGCACGGTCGAGATCGACGGCCGGCGGATTACCTACGCCTCCGATGCCGAGATGGCGACCGCCATCACGGATCTCGAACGTCGGATCGCGGCCGCCCAGGAGGGCGGCCGCAAACGACGAATCCTGACGTCTGCCTCCAAGGGACTTTGAATGCTCGCGTCGCTGACAGTATTCCGGCGCCGGGTCGGAGCGTTTATCGGAGGCTTCGAGGCGGGGCTCGCAAATCGGCGATTAAAGGGATTCCAGCCGAGCCGGGCGCATCTCAACACGCTGATCGCCGCGGCTGGTCCCGACATCACAGCGCGCGCCCGCTGGCTCATTCGCAACAACGGCTATGCGGCGAACGCAATCGAGAGCTGGGCTGGTAACGTGGTCGGCGCCGGCATCAAGCCGTCTTCGCTGATCTCCGAGCCTGAGATCAAGGCGCAGGTACAAAAGCTCTGGCTCGACTGGACCGACGAGGCCGATGCCGAGGGTTTCACCGATCTCTACGGCTTGCAGCGGCGCGCCGCGCGGGAGGTGTTCATCGCCGGCGAGGTGTTCTTTCGGTTCCGGCCGCGACGTCCGCAGGATGGCCTCACGGTCCCGCTGCAGCTACAGATGCTGCCGTCCGAAATGCTGCCGCTCAACCGCAACGAAGTGGCGCCAGGCGGCAATGCCATCCGGCAGGGTATAGAGTTCGACGCGATCGGCCGTCGTGTGGCCTACCACTTCCTGCGCCGGCACCCGGGCGACATCACGGATCCCGGCCTTGCCGGCGATATCGTGCGCGTGCCCGCCTCCGAGATCGTGCACGTGATCGATCCGGTCGACGCGGGGCAGCTTCGTGGTGTCTCGCGGTTCGCCGCGGGCATCGTGAAGCTGTTCCTGCTCGACCAGTACGACGACGCCGAGCTCGATCGGAAGAAGGTCGCGGCGATGCACGCGCTGTTCATCACGACGCCCGCGCCGGCAGAGCCGCTCGATGCCGCGGAGGGTCGGGACGAGAACGACGAGCGCACCATCGACCTGCAGCCTGGGCAGATCACCATGCTGGAGCCGGGCGAAGAGGTGCAGACCTCGGCGCCGGCGGACTCCGGACAGACCTATGAGCCGTTCCAGTACCGCACCTTGCTGCAGGTCTCGGCCGCTCTGGGCGTGCCGTATGCGTATCTGTCCAACGATATGCTCAAGGCGAACTATTCCAACTCGCGCCTTGCGCTGCTCGAATTCCGTCGCCGCATCGAAGCCTACCAGCACGCCGTGGTGGTCTGGCAGCTCTGCCGCCAAGTGTGGGCACGCTGGATGGACACCGCGGTGCTCGCTGGCGCGCTCGATCTGCCGGGCTACGACCAAAGCCGGCGCGAGTATCTCGCCTGCGGTTGGCTGCCGCCGAAGTGGGACTGGGTTGATCCGCTGAAGGATGCGCGAGCGGAGATCGAGCAAATCGATGCGGGCTTGAAGAGCCGCACGCAGGCGCTTGCCGAGCGTGGCTATGACGCCGAGCAGGTGGACACTGAGATTGCCGCGGACAAGGCGCGCGAGCAGTCGCTGGGGCTGAATTTTCAATCCGCGGCAGCGTCGGCGGCGCTGCCGGCCGACCCGTCATTTGCTGGGGATGCAAACAACGCCAATGGTTGATCTTCCGCACCTAGCGTCCCGCGTGTTCGGGACGCCGTTGATGATTGCGCGCGCCAAGCTCGAAATCATTCTCGGCGTGCTCGCGCCTCGCCTCTCTGGCGGTGCCCTGGAGGTAGTCGATCCGGAAACCGATCCGCCGCCGCTCACGTCGATCACGGTTGAGAGGATCGCGGTGATTTCGGTGATCGGGACCCTTGTCAGCCGCTCCGGCTATCTCGACGCCGCGAGCGGTCTGCAGGCCTATGGCGACATCGCGGGCGCCATTGAGGCGGCAATGGACGACGCGACCGTGCGTGGCGTCATTCTCGATGTTGACTCCGCCGGTGGCGAGGTCGGAGGCCTGTTCGATCTGGTAGAGCAAATTGAGGCCATCAGAAGCGCCAGCGCAAAGCCGCTCTGGGCCGTCGCCAACGAGAACGCATTGTCCGCGGCTTACGCCATCGCCAGCACTGCCGATCGGCTCTATGTGACGCGCACCGGCGAGGTCGGTTCCATCGGCGTGGTCGCGGTCCACGTTGACGAGAGCGGGGCAGACGCCAAGGC